GAAATATCGTTAATATTTTGAACGCTCGAAGTAACATTAATTTGTTCGTCTTCAAATAATTCAATCTTAAGTCCTTCAATATAAACTTGTACTTGCCTCATATTACGTTGTTTATTGCATTAAAGGCAAAGTCAAACTCCAAAGAATAGTTAATCATTTTTTGGTTTATATTCTTGAATAGCTCCGTTGACTTCGTGTTAATCTTTACGGGTAAACTGTTTATTAATATTCTTTCGCTTGTCATTAGCTGCTCCAACAAATCGTTGTAGCTTTCAGTTACCCAGTCCGTATTTACTTTAATGCTTCTTTTCGCAGTTGTATTAAATACTTTGCGTTGACCTTCTAAAGTATTGTAGTTAGGAAACGTGCTTTGCATTAAATTGTATTCCGTGTTTTCAATGCTGAATGTATCGTTAGACGCTGCGAAAAACCAAGTACGCTGCCAACACCCATAACGGTTTACAAAGTCGCACAAAACGGCTGTATAGCGGCATAGCTCGAAAGGTTTAAAATTGGATTCCCAAACAGTTACGTCAGTACCTAAAATATTAATTATTATTTCTAATTTATTTCCACCAGCATAATAATTTTCATAAACGGTAGGAACGTCTAAAATTGAATTGTCTGTTAAGTTTTGTGTGAATGTAGCAGCCGTTGCCAAGTTAGTATATTTTGCTTTGTAGCTTGTCGCAGTTTTAACCATTATATGACCACCCCTTCTACTTGAATTTGTGCTTGGGTTTTTGCCATCGTAGTAATAAAAAAACGTCCCTTCGTCGTGTAATATGTCGTAAGTCGGCGTGTAATTATACCCTTGTTCATACCAACCAAAACCGTCATAAGCTACGTAAGAATTTGTACTAAGTAGCGTGTAAACGCCCCCGTCTAATTTGTATCTTTTTAGTTGAACATTGCACCATTGCGTAGTTTGACTTGCTGGAAAAGTATTATAAATTTCTTGTCTTGTATTCCAACTGATATACTCACGAACGTAAGGTGAAATATTGTAATACGTCTTTACGTTGTTTGAAGCTGGTATTAATTTACTCAAAGTGTAACTTGGCGAAGCTGGTGCGCTCCCCGTACCGTTCCAAATAAATACTTCTAACTTAGAACCGTCTTGTCCCGTTTCGGATATTTCTACTATATAAGGTGAACGTGCAAAAATACTCATTTTATATTCTTTAAATTTTGGTCTAATATTTCGTTTAAAAGCTGTTCGGCATCTAAACCGTATTTATCTATTAACGTATCTGGTAAAGTTTTGTAGGCAGCTTCAAATGGCTTGGTAAAAAATAGGCTTGGTTTTATTCCTTTGAAATAAATACTTCGTGCAATTAAGAATTGAATACTTTTTTTAAAGCCCGCAGCAGAAACAGAGCGTGCAGCAAATTTCCCGTTGTTACGTGGTGCTAAACCTTTACGAACTATCCATTTATCCAGCTTACTTGGTGGCGGCATTTTATCCTTATATGAATAAGGCGAACCGTGTTTTACTCGTTTACCGTCAACCCCTTTATCCTGAAAGTTTCCATACGGTTCCATCTCGAAATAAATACCTATTGAATTAGGCATCTCTTTTACTTCGCCTTTTATTGAATTCGATAATTTACCGCTTGAATTTTTACCCATCTTTTGTAAATTGGCTTTTGCTTCAGCTACTACCAAATCACGAAACTTTTCTAAGGCTTTTAATCTTTCACTCATTAACAAACAGTCATTTCATTAGGAACTAAAATATCAAAAGTCATAGTCCAACCAGCTAAATAGTTTTCAAATCTTTCAGCAAAGGCTTCTAAGGTTGGGTTACCGTCTACTTGAAAAGCATCCGTAAATAAGTCGCCTCGTCTAAGTTCTTCGTACAATCTATTCAATACTGAAAGCATTGTATTAAGTACGTAAATCTCATTATCGTTACCGTCAAATATATTTGTGTCTTCGTCTTTTGATTTGTTTACAATATCCATTGCCATTAAACTCACGTTAAAACGAATTATATTACTTTCAAACGTTGCGTTGTTTACTATAATATGAACTAAAGGAAATATTGTTTGCTTTGCCAAATCAACTGCAAAAATATCGCCTTGAGTAACCGTGTTTACAAATGGATCGTTTTCTAAGTTGGTTTTTAACGTATCTAAAACAGTGTAATAATTAGCCATGTCTTTGTATTTTTTTTAATTCTCGTTCTTCTATTTCTCGTTTTTGTCTTTCATAAGTGAGGTAGGTAAGACACTTTCTAACTCCCAGTCGGGTAACTTCATCAAACTTTGTAACGTCTCCTTGAGAAAGCGCATAGATTGAATTGTACCATCCCCATCTTTTATTAAATTGCGTTCTTTCGCTAAAGTCATTATCTTCGGATTCCTCTGTATCTCCTTCTCCAAAGAGGTAAGCGTATGTTGAACTAAGTCGCTTCCTAAAGTCGAAAAAAAAACCGTTGCACCTAAAACAACATCCAATGAAGCGTACTTCATAACATCACTAAATTCATCCGTTCCTTTGTACTCAAATATTTCGTATCGGTCTTTTACTTTCTTTGTGATAGGTCGGTACATTACCGCCATTGCTTTGTGAAAAGTTTCTACGCTTGATATATTACTTTCCAAATCAATGTACTCACCGAAACTCATATCTTCCAGATTAGGAATAAACCCGAACTCCATATCCTTTATTTTAAACGTAGCTTGAAACTTAGGCTTCGCTTTGAATATTTCGTTTAAATGTAGGGTCAAGCTTTTAACGTCGCTCCATTTTACTTTTACAACGTCTTTCATTTTCAGACCGCAAAATATTTCGATAGTCTTTTGACCTATAAATTCTTCGTCGTTTGACTTTTCAACTACCTTCATAAATTCTTGGTAGCTCTTTAAAGGAATTTCACTTAATGAAGTAGGGATTACAATTTCTGTTTTCATTCTATATATTAACTTTTAATTCGTGTTTTTGTAGTTTGTAAAGATAATTTACACTATTTGCATACTTAAACGGCTGCGAAATATTATTTATTTACCAAATATGATACTTACCGTAGTTAGAATTCATTCCTAACGTTTCCATTTCGTGGTATCGTAGCGCATCAATACCATGATTATTTGTGTCAATCGGTTTGTTTAAGCGTGTGCCTTGTTTATCCGTGTCCCAGCAATAAGCTCGAAGTTCCTTAATTAGGTTGGTACTATTTGAAGTAACTAAATATTCGTTACGCTGCATAACATCTATTCCGTAATTTATTGAATCCTTACCCTTTGTAACGCCTTTAATTGTTATTCCGTAGCGTTTTATTTCTTCAATGCTTTTCGGTTCGCTTGAATCAGCGTAAACGGGTACGTGTTTCGGTAGTGCGTTTGCAATATCACTGTTTAACATTCCCGTTTGGTACTTCAGTTCGTTTATTATTCGTTGCCCGTTGTAATTGTATATTTCTATTATTGCAGTTGGATCGTTCGTGTAACCGAAGTCTAATCCAATACCTATTAAATTTGCTTCTTTCGGTAGTATATCAATAGTTTTCCAGTTACTAAATATAACGCCTTCAAGCATTCCTATTTCGCCAAGTCCGTAAACCCTCCACCAGTTACTCCAATACGCGCTTGTTTCGGCTTTTAAACGGTTCTTTTCTATTTGTTCAACTATTGAGTTGTCTAAGGCTTCATTGTCCTTGTAGGTTAAGATTATAAAGTCTGCGTCGGGTTCGTCTTTTAGTTCGGTATGTACCCAGAATTCATTAGCCGGGTTGAAGTCTAAATAGATAGCTTTCTTTGTACGTATAGCAAGTTCGTTATAAGACTCAAAGGTTACGTTGTTACATTCGTTTATATATAGAACATCACGCCTTGCACCTCTTAATTTGCTGGAATCGTCAGCACTAAAAAATTCAATGTAACTACCATTAGCAAATTCGTATCGTAAAAGCGATTTATTAAAGCGCTCGTCAAAATACCTACCCGTGTCTTTCATGATACGTAAGAAGTCCTTTAACGCACCTCTACGCAAGTGAGGTATTGTTTCAGCAACTACGCTTATTTCCGTTTTCGGGTACGTTGCAGCCTTTGTAATTAGAATCGGTAATATTCCGTATGTTTTTCCCGCAGAAGTACCGCCTTGAATTATTTTAATTCGTTTTTTTAAAGCTTCTATTTTACGAATTGCCGTCGTTATTATCACTTAGTTTAAATAAAGGTTGTTCGATATTCGTTTGTTCAACTTGCTCTTTCAGGTTGTTTAAACGTTGCGTAATGCTTGCGTTATACTGCCCTACCATACCGCCCGTTATTTGATCTTCGCGTATTTCTTTGCGTATACGTGAACAGATAGCGGTAAATTCTGAATATCTTTTATCTCTATTCATGAAATAGTCTTCAACTACTCCTACTTCGTCCCAGCAAAATATCTCGAATCCTTCCATTGTTAAAGGTCTTTCAAGTGGCTCGGCTCTTTCTTCAAATTCTTTACCTCCGAATACGCTTTTAATTCTCGGGTTGGCTTTTACGTCTTCTTTGTATTTTTTAAATATTTCGTATAGTTGTTCAGGACTATCTAAGTTTCTTGGTCTACCTACTTTTGCCATTTTTTAATTCGTCTTTTGTTAAATTTTCTTCGTAAGTTGTTGAACATACCGCTAAACGTTGGTCTATATCTTCGTATTCAAAAGTCATTGTATCGTCAATCATGCACCTTTGAACGAAGTCTTTTTTACTTTCGTCTTTTCGTGGCTTAGGAATTGGCATCTTCGTACGTGTTAAATAATATTTCTAATTTATTCATTACATCACGTAAACAACTACCGCAGCTTGTTGGTTGCATATTTACTTTAAATACTCTATTATAAATTCTTAATAGTTCTTTTTGTTCGGTAGGCTTCATTGAATAACGTGTTTCAGAATACCATTCTTTTAAATAATTGTATTCGTCTTCTTGTAAACATTGTACGTTTCTATACGACCATTGTTTATTAAGCCATTCTTTACGTTCGTCACATTTACAATCTTCACCAAGTAACCATTTCGCCACCTTTGAAACTCCTGTAGCTTCTAAGACCTTTTCTACCGTGTCTCCTAATCCTTCACTTTTAGCCGCTAATATTTCAGCTTTTGTTCGTCTTTTTCTTGTCATTTTTATTCTAAATTAAATTTATTTTCTAACTCAATTAATTCTTGTTTCCATTCATTTAAAACTATCCTACCAATAGAACGGAAAAGACAACTCGGAATTATACCGAAGTTATTTGAAGTACCGAAACGAATGCTTGAAGTCATTTCAACTACATTTTCACATTGTGAATATTCAAAATATTTTATTTGTTGATGACAATGTTCTATTTTTTTTAATAGTTCGTTGCATCTTTGTAATTTTTCTTTATCCATTTTTATTTTATTAATTCGTAATCCTGGTTCTTAAAATCTTCGTAATCTTCTTTTACATTATCTTTTAAGCGTTCTTTGCAAGTCTTAATTGTTTTCCATACGCTTTTAAAACTTATTCCAGTAACGCCTTCAATTTGCCTTGTACTCATTCCTGAAGTTCTGTAAAGGTCAAATAATAGTTGATCGTACCAGTGCCATTGTTTAACCTCTTGGTTTATCTTTATTTCTAATCGTTTCTTTGCTTCAAGTATTTCAGGCAAGTATTCGTCTTTTATCTGGTAGGCTTCCGTTATGCTTACTTTTGTTATCCGTGTTTTGCTTTTTTTATAATCAAAAGTCATGTTACGTAATACCGTCCAAACAAAGTTTTTATTCAGTTTACCGTTTAAATAAAACCGTTCAACGTTATTTATTACAGCCATTTTTAAATACATTTCTTGAACTATATCTTCAGAGTAAAATTCTTCTCCAAAAGTGCCTACAATTTTAATCCAGTCTTTGTGGTGTTTACTTAGTTCTAATAAAAACTTTTCATTTACCAAAGTGAACTAAATAACTGAATAACTAAAAAACTTAATAAACCTATTGTAACACGAAACATTGATTCCAATATTAATTCGTCTTTATATACCCACCTTTCAAATTTATGCGCACTTTTCCAATATACCAAAACAAGAAAAACCCTATCTAAAATAAACAGGGTTATCAAAAACGGTAGTAGTAGAATGTATCTCACACTACAAAGTTATACTATTTTTTTAAATATTCGACAAACGTCGCTCTTCAAATATCATTTCTTGGTTAAAATCAAACTCTTCTTGCATTAATTCGTACTCATCAAACTCAAAAGAATACGGATCATTATCTAAAATGCTTTCAATATATTCACAAATTAATTTCGTGTTTCTTTTGTTTAAATGCTTAGAACTTATTAACGCCCCATCTTCAGCGTATAAGTCGTATTTACTTAATTTAATTGTTACACCGTCTAATTCACCGTCTTTTAATATCCATTCAGGCGTGAATTGAAATTGCATCTCTTTACCTTTGCCGCAATCAATATCAAAATATCCTACGCCATTATTTACTTCAATGTTTTTTACTGTTGTGTTACGTTTTTTCATAGTGCTATCGTTTAATTATTTCTTCAAAATTAATATAACTTTTTAAATAAACAACACTTTTAGAAAAAAAATATAACAGTTGCTAAAAAATATTGAAACATCTTTTAGCTTTGTGTTATAAGCCATTTGAAGTGTCTTCAATATAACTTATCGGTGGAGAATCGAATGGTAAATCCTGATAATAGTTTTTGCCACATTTGCAGCAAGTCCATATATCAACTTTTCCATAAATACCATTTCGTTTCCAAAAGTGCATACAGAACAAACGGCTTATAACACTAAATAACCGCCATTTTTTACGGTAGCGTTTTATCCGAAGTTCATCATTAAAATTAAGTTGGTTGTATATCATAAGATTAGTTTTTAAAATTAAAAAACGAGCGGTTATTACTGAACGTTATAACCCCCCGTGACATAGTGCCGATCTAAGTGACAGGGGGTTGGCTTACCAGAGCCTTTGTAGTCAGGACAGGATTCGAACCTGTTTATTTTGGTAGGATATGTACACTTTCCGTTTGAAGTACCAATTGCATAACCAATCTGCCACCTGACTATAAAACCAAGGCGTGTTACATTACACCACTATCTCTAATGAGCCTGTGACAGTATTAACTGCCCATCTCCTTGGTCGTTAATCTTATCAAGTATCTCTTGAGGGGTATGATACTGCCCGTCAATGTATATCATTATTCTTACTAAGTAGTTCATTACATTCCTTTTTCATTTAGGTACTTCGCTAAACGCTGGATCGTTTTACTTGTTAAAGACTTGCCATTTAAAAACGTGTGAATATTACTTTGATGAAGTTTAGCATCTAAACAAAAAGCATTCAATGATAGTTCGTGTTTTTGTAGGTAGTCCCGTAACATTTTACGGGTTAACTCGTCGCTATTTGCTATTATTTTACTTGCTTTCATTTAGAAATCGTTTAAGAAGTCGGATATATCGTTTTTAGGCTGCGTTTCAGGCTGTTTAACGGCGTTTTGATTATCCCTTGGTAATTGTGCTTGTAAACCTATATAAGCTCCGTTGTCGCCTTGTTTTTTCCATCCAGCTAATTCGTACTTAATTCCGTTGATTGTTATACTACCTTTAAAATCAGGGTGTGAATCTTGTTTTTTAAATTTGTTGGTAGATAGACTACCGTAGTTTTTTTGTTCCATTTTATTTTATTATTTGTTAGTAAATCCATCTTAAAAACCTTCTTATTAACCCTAATTCTTGTTGTGGTTTTTCAACTATTTGTTTAGGTTGTTTTTTCAATACGTTTTTTTCTTGTTTTATTTTAGGTGGGTTGGTGTTTATCTCAATACCATTATTAACTTTATCAAATAAAGTAGGTTCTTTAACACTATTGTCTATAGTAATTTTTCTTTTTAATTTAGATTTATAATTTATTTCCCTCATATCATCTAAAAAAGTTAAAAATAATTTTGGGGTTATTGGTATTTTTTCATCCCATTTATACAAAAAAATACCTTCTTCATCATATTCTCTATATATAACATTTTTTTCAAATAACCAAGAAAATAATTTGCTATTAATTTTATTTTCTTTTGAAAAAATATAAGGCTTAGAAAATGTTTTATCATTAAATTGCTCTTTTAATTTATTACACGCAATAATATATTTATTGATTGTTTCTTTTCTTTCTAACCTTAGTTTACAACTTTTCTTTTCCATTTTTATTTTACTTTTACTTTTAACATTTTAATTACTAAAGAATCAGCATTTACAGTACCGCCTTCATCAGTTAGCGCAGTTAAAGCTTCTATTAATTGCTTTATTTCTTTTAGTTCTTTTTTTAAGTCTTGTATTTCTTGGTTCACTTCGGGGTTCATATTAATTAAGTTTAAAGATTATCAAATTGTTTTTGTAATTCATCTAACTCAACAGTTACCAACTCTATTTCTTTTTCAATAGATTCTCTTATCAAATCTAAATTTTTAAAATATACATCACATGGTGTATTAAAAGGTCCAACAGTATACTCTAAGTATACTTTATTTAAACCACAACCTTTAGCATGCTGTAACTTCCTTCTATATTCATAAAGCCTATCATACTGTTCTTTTAAATTTTTAGCTAAATTAAACACATCATTTTTCATATTAATTTAATTATTTCGTTATAATATTCGTTACATTCTTCTATTCGTGTTTTAATAGCTTCAATAACTTCATCGTCACGCTTTACTACGTGCGTTTTAACGCGCTTTTCCATAGGTATGTGTCCGAATGTATGCTTATCTTCTACAAACTCTCTTAAATCGTTGCTTTCACTAATTAGGTTTTGCTTCCAGTGTTCCCTTCTAATTTCGTCTTCTACTATTTGTAAAGGCGTATCAACTAAACAATAGCATAATAAAGCTTCTTGTTTGTCCGTTAGCCACATATAACCCTGAAGTTGGTAGTAATAATCTTTGTTATTTAGTTCGTTTTCTACTACCTTTTCAAAAAATGTAAACGCATCCCAAGAACTTTTAACGTCAATCAGTACATCCGTGTTTACATCAGGTTTACCAGTTACCCAGTCATTAAAAAATTGTTCTTCATTCTTGTAAATAAAGCCTACGTCTAAAACACTTTCAGTTAATTTAATCGCTTCGGGTTCTACTTCGTTTCCTTTGTCCGTGTATCTACTCCAGAACTCTTTATGTATTCCGTATTTCTCTTGAATTGCTAATTCTAAAATGTAGCTTTTAGTAGTTAGCGAAAGACGCTCCCCCTTTGTGCGGGGGTTCGTCATTATTTTGCCGATTTGTGAACAACGTACTTTCATAATAACAAGGCTTTTTCTTGTGCTTCGCTTAATTGAAATTTCTCTTTTAACTTTTCGATAGTAATTTTACCTTCGTTAATTGCTTTCAAAGCATCCGTAAACCTTTTATTATCCAAGCTTTCTTTTTTAGGTTTTTCCTGTTCGCCTGACGCGTCCGTATCTTTGTCGGTTACTAATCCTAAAATTGAACTTAAACAGTACCTACGAAAATACGTAACTCCAGAACCGAAACTTTGAAAGTCGTTCATTCCTTTTAATTGTACGTATGGAATTAAAGTATTTGAATCAATCATTTCACCGCTTTCAACGTGAAATAAAACCGTTTTAAGATAGTTTAATCCGTCTTGTGAATTAATTAACTGTGTAAATCCTAATCCGTGTTTTTGTAGTAATGGATTTACTTCGCTAAATATTTTAGGGAGATCACTATATGAGTACCCGTACCCTTGCGTTTCTTTGTGAATTACTTTCACTTCTTGCTGGAACGCTGCCAGACTTTGTTTAATTTTCTACAAATATAATGTAAATTTTTAATATAAGAATAGTTTTAAAAAAAATATTATCCTTTTTTTCTATTATCCGCATTTGTTTTATCAACCGTACATCCAACAACTTCAAAAAATTCACTGTATTTAAATGTTTTTAAATATTTTAAAGCATCTTTTTTTCTAAAAAAACTATAACCTACTAAAATTTCAATTTCATTATTAATTTTAATTCTTTGTTCGGTAACTGTATTTTGCCAAATATTAGCTCCTTTATGCTTAATTATATATATTCTCATTTTACAAAAATTTCTTTAAACCTTGTGCGCATCGTTCAATTGAATTTGCGCGCTCCTGAAGGCTTGTTATTTGTTCGATTATAGTTTGCTTACAATCGCTCGTAAAATATCCCTGTGAGTTAGCTATTAAAGGAATTAAGCCATTTGAACGTATGTAATTAACCATTTTACGTAAACGCGGACCAGTCATTTTAATTTTGTATCCGTTGTATTGTAAATACTGATTCATTCGTGTTACTATTAATTCGCTCTTAATCGGATTGTTTTTCTTGTACTGCCTAAATCCGTGAATTACTATATTTAATATTTCCATTTCTTCAGCTGTTAATTCGCTGGTGTGTTCTTCAAATCCCGTAATCATTTGTAAATGTTTTTAATGTTATTCTTTTCAGCATATCTAATTACAAAGTCTTGCGCATCTTCTAATCTTTGGCTTGAATAAAGATACTGCCTATTTCTACGAACGTAAAAATAATTATAAATGTAACCGTACTTGTTTTTTACCTTAGTTGGGTAAATCCATTTTAATTTAATTTCCATATTGTTTAATCTTTAATTTATACTTGTTAATTATTTCCTTTAATTCGTCTATTGTAAACTTCCGTGTTTTATTAGCTTCCAGCTCTAAAAGTGTTAATTGTTCAATTCCTATCTTGTTAATTAATTGCTTTCTGTATTCAATCAAATTACCACTTAAATAAGTATTACAGTGTTCGCATTGTAAATGCACGTTGCGTTCGTCAAAACGTACGTTCCAATGATTATTAGCATTGTAGAAGTGTCCAGCGTTTTCTTTTAACGGCTTTTTTTGGCACGATATACAAAGGTTGCCAGCATCTCGTAAACGAATGTATTTATTGAATACTTGCTGCGTTAATTTAATATAATCGGACAAGGTCATTAAATCGGCTTTTAACTTCGCTTTTTTCTTTTGCCAGTTCTTTTGTTTTACATCGTTTATCCATTCAGTTACACAATTAGGGTCGAAGCAATTTTTTTGCAGCGTTGTAATTGGTTGGAATTGTTGACGGCAGTATTTACATTTTTTATTTTTCATAGTTCAACCGTTAGTTCTTCACCCGTAAGTGCAAAGTATAAATTTTGAAGCTGATGAACGTATTCAATATATTTATACCAATCGCCGTAATCATTCATGTAGAAATGACAATATACATCATCTTCTATATCAACATCAAATCCACCATTTTGATATAGACCTATATTATCATTATATTCAAATCCTAATTTCAATAACCACTCTGTTGTTATTTTAATAGGTATCAAACAAATTCCAACATAAAACCTACTCGTATTATCGTGTATTTTTACACTATTATTTGTTCTAATTTCAGACACTATAACGTGACCTTGTTTTCCGTTTAAATAGTTTCCTATTCTTAATTCATTTGTTTTCATATTTCACCGCTTATTAACATTTCTAAATGCTTATTCAAACTCTTATTCTCTTGTTTTAGCATTATGTTTTCAAGTTCTAATTCGTGGTTTCGTCTATTCGTAGCCATTAACATTTTGTCTACGTGGTTTAAGTATTGCACCGCTTCGCCTACTTCGGTTAGGCTTTTTTCCATTGATTCAATTAGGTCGGTACGGTGTTCGTGTTTTTCTTTTATGTTGTCTAAACTATATTTTATTTTCCAGTAAAGTACGTTTAAACCCGCTTTACGTTTTATCATTTCAAGCATATTTCTTAATTTAAAATGGCATAGTCATTTCGCCGTTCTTGTTTTCAATTGGTTTTAATTCTTCAAATGCGCCTTGCTTCATTCGTTCGCTAAACGAAAGTAATTCTTTTCCGTTTACAATATCAGGATTACGTACAGGAAAACTATTTGATTTTACGCTTTTAGGTCGGTGTTTTTGTAGCGGGTCAACGTTACCAATTACAAACCCTAAACCCGAATTAAAATTACACATTACTGGTTCGTTTAATCCAGTGTGTTTACCGCCTGTT